ATTTGGCCGCTAACTTGAACACGGCTTCCAAATCCTTACAGGCGCGCAGGGCCACGGCCACCTCATCGCCGACATCTTTCTGCCCCGTGGCTTTTTTGCGCTCAATCACCTCGATGGCGTGTTTGGTCGGTTGTTTGGCTAACTTATTGCGCTTGACCGGGGCCAACTCCACCATGTCGGCAGGAACCGTGAAGCTGGTCCTGCTCAAGGGGGCGGGCTGATCTGGGCGGATGAGGCAATCCGCAATGCGGATAAACGTGCCTTTATCCCATGATGCCGGAACATATTCAATATAATAGCGTTGGTTCCTGTACCACACTGAATCTCCGACGTGCAGTGACCCAGATTCATGCGCGCATGGGAATATCGCGGGATTGATCGGATCGGGGTCACTCCTGACCGGTTCACTTGCATGTCGGGCCTTTTTCATGGCGTGCTCTCTACGGCCACGGCCAAGATGATGGATATGTCACCCCGCAGGCTGAATAATTGCACCATCATCACCCGCTCGCCGCTGGCCTGCATCAGATGTGCTTCCGTCAGATACCAGTCCTCGACCGGCTCATCACGAGCGATGGATACGGCTTCATTGATTCGCTGGCCCAATATCGATTGGAATTCGGACTGGCGCGAGTCCCCCTCCGGAATTTCCGCCTCGACTGTGATTCGGTCCCATTCACCTGTGATGTTATCCCATACTTGACAATCGAAATGTTGATTCATTTTGTTACCCCCAATAAGAAGATAAGGATGAGCATGATGATGCCCCATGCCAACCAATCACCCTTGGTCCACTTTCTCATGGAATTTCCTTTCGTCTATCGTATGTAGTAAAGACGCCCCCGTTCGGGGGCGTCTGGCCACGCCGGTTTACTTCTTGCCAGCGGCGCGGATGCGGTTGCCCAGGCTCATGCGCTGCATGCCGATATTCAGGTGCGCGTATTTGGCCTTCAGTTCCTTCTGCGTTTCGCCCAGCGCCTCGGCGGCTTCCTTGTACACCTCATCCAGCGTCTTACCGCGCAGGCGGATAGCAATTTTGTCACCGCTATCCACGCTCGGGTTGCCGCCTGCAGTCTTGCGCTCGGTGTCACGAACGTAGCTCTGAGCGGCCACACGCAAGGCATCAGTGCTGTTGATACCCACAGCCTTGACAACGGGTTTCTTGGCACTCTTTGCTGCGGGCTTGGCCTTGGCTGCCGCTTTGGCCTGCGCAGTAGCCGACACTTTTTTGGCGGCGGGCTTGGCCTTGACTGCCGGTTTTGCGACACGGGTAGCGCCGTTGATCTTGGGGGCGCGGGGCTTGGTGGCGGTAACAGCGGTGGTTGCTTCCATGGTGGTGCTCTCCTTTTCGGGTTGGCCAGACTGGGCAATCGGTGCCGAAACTGCCACAATGGCAGCGCCCACTTCGGATTTCACTTCATGATCTTCCATACGCATTTCCTCGGTCTATCATCTATTAAAGAGACTTTATTGTAGCACACCCTAGGATGTGTTGTCAAGTATTGGGTTTTCTTACGTTGCGCGGCAAGCCAGCCGTCAATCATTTTGTTTGCAAGTGTGTTCATGATTCAATCAATCCTCTTCGAGTAATGCCGTCAGCAGCCTCATTCGCAATACGAGAAATATTCTTGAAGCAGTAAAATAACTCGCTGAGCTTTCCTTCGCTTAAATAGACTTGAGCACTAGCCATCTTAGTGATCAATGCCGTGATGTCGTCTTGAATAAGGATTCTGTCTGAAACACTTAATTCAGTTTTCATTTCAATTCTCCGGTTCTGTATCAAGGGTTCCACCTTTAGCGATGATTTTCTTGCGCAGGGCTTCGGCTTCAGCTTCAAGAGCCGGGGTGCTGCCGCTATCGCATATCTCGTTCTCAACACCGCCCAGATCAAAACATTCGGCGCAGAGTTTAAGAAACTCGTTGTCGCCGCGCCCGGTTTGACGGGTCTTGCGATCGCAACAGTTGCAGGCGTAAACTGAACTACCTTTGACAAAACGATTTGCTGTCCTCATTTCAATTCTCCTGTCTATCGTCTATCTAACTGAACCTTTATTATAACACACTTTACCCCCGGTGTCAAGTATTTGCCCCCGGCATATTTATCACAACCAAAAAACTTTGTCAAGTATTTCACAATTCACCATCGAAATCAAAATTATTTAATGGCGTCCAGTCCCAATCATCGGACGAATCACCGTCGAATATGACCGTAGGAAATTTTGATTTACATTCGGCCAGAGACGGCAGCATCCAACACCAACGACGCTTATTACCGAGCGTGGCCCGTTCCCGTTTCAATCCCGGCATCATTTTCCGCATCGACATTGAGAAGCTCTCCAGACCGGGGAGGTGAGTCAGGCCACGCTTCCTTGTCATCTCAATAAATTCTATGTACAGGCTCTGTGGAAACACACACCAATCCCCCGCAGAATTTGTCTTGACTCCATTTATTGAACCATTATGTAATTTGCTTATCCACCAATCATGCAGTGGTGATAACGACGATGCCTTTTGTTCATCCAGTGCCGTGCTCATCGGGATTTGACGTAAATTCACGCCGGAAATATCGAGGTTGAGCAGATGGTACATAAGTGCCTCACACCCCCCATTATTCATCTGTTTCCTGATCGCGCCAAAATAATCGAGGTCTTGTTTGTGCAGTTCACTGACATCAATCACGCAAAATCGCCGTTCATCAAGTCCTGCCGGGACGATCCAATCCTTATTAGATGCCAGCAATAATCTTATGTGGTTGCGGAGCTGAAATGCGTCCTTGAACTTACCTTCAATGATGCGCCAATCTTCAGTCACCATCGCTTTTATCGCGCCCTCATTTGTGTGATCACCGGCCCACACTGCCTCATCCGCAAACAGGATTAATGATTCCATGGTGTGTGAGTTGAAATTGCCCACCAAATGCTTGCTGCTGGTGATGTGCGTGAAGTGCCGCCCAAACAGCTTGCCAAAATACGTGGCCACTGTGCCCTTACCTGTGCCCATACCACCGCGCAGGGCTATGGCGGTTCCGGGACGTTGTCCGGGGTGTTGAATTGCCTGCGCCATCCATGCAATGACCCATTCATATAATTCATCATTACCGAAACAAATTACATCATGAATCATGGTCAGATATAACGAACAGTCACCAACACACGGCTCAACAGCAAAGCCACACCACAAATTATAAAAGTTTCCCGGTACATCATCTTCAGGTTCAAATACCAGCCCATCATAGGTGCGCCGCTTGGGGTGACTCATCCAATAATCGAAGAATGGCGACGGGCGCTGACCGACATTTAATATTGGTGGCATGTTGGCGTAAAACCTTGCTGTGTCGTAACAGCTCGACAGGTCCAGCCTTTCCTGCTTTATGACCAAATCAGGGACCAGACACGCCACGACCGTCTTACCGCCCGCGCGCACTATGAAGTGTTTCTTATTGAATTCATCAATCTGCGGTTGATGAGCGTCATCTTGCGACCACCCAAACTTTTTAGCTAATGCGAAGATGGTTTTTGCGTTGGCCGGGTCATCGCAATCATCACTTATCGAGTCCCATTTATAATCAAACGTGTTCTGATCGTACTTATCACTGCGAGCGGAGAATTGTTGCGCCAATTCCATCCCCTCAGCGCCACCGCCTGATTCATAATGAATGGCGGCAACAATCTTGAACCAATCCTCATAATCGACGCCATCGCCGTCATTGTTTATCGCGGCTAATGCGGGTATGATATACTTAAAATCAACCTTTGTGTTTGATTTTTTCTTCTTGGTGGGCTGAGTGTCAAAACCCAGCGCCGCCTCGACCAATGACGCTGATGGTTCCCATATGATCGACTCTGGTTTTTTCGGCAACAGTTCCAGCGTGATGGGTTCTAGAGGTAGTGATTTGCCGCCGAGGGGCAACCACGTCTGACTCCCGCGATTAACGTGTTTTCTTCCATCCTTGCCGACGGTAATCTTCATCGGAGCCATCTGATCCTGTTTTGGGAATACTTCTATCTGTTTTTTTATTACACCGCCTGCCCCTTCCTTAAAGCCAACCTCACCCAATATCTTGCGCATCAGTACACGGACCAACCACGCTTTTTGTGGTACACCTGGCCAGATACAGTGGATGTGAATCCCATTGCCACCAGAAGACCTGAATGATGTCGGGCATAATCCATACTCGCGCATCTTTGCAATGAGCGGTTTGGCTACCTCCACCATGTCGGGCCAAGAAACCTCACCCTTGTGCGAATCGAGATCGAGTGTGGCCGTTCGGGTCATGTTCGAACCCCAATCAAGGGAACAGGCACCACGCACCGGACCGCCGTTGAGGTGTTCTAACACCCGCTCATCAGTAAGTGGTTCTGAGGTCCATGCCGGACCATTCTTGTCCTTTATAGCACTGTCCGTGGTGCGTAAACACTCTATAAATGGACGCAGTGCCGCTACTAGGGATATTGCGATGTCTTTGTTCATGAAGTCCCCTCAGCATCACCGGTTATGAACCGAATGAATTGTTGTAGATTACTCATTATGACCTTGGAGTGTGCGGGGTCGTCATGATTTAACTCGTCCACGCAACATTCACACACTTCCACGTAGGCCAGCCACGGCCACTCATTAAATATCATCGACACGATTGTGCCGACCGCCAACATGGGCTTGTTGCAGCCAGGACAATTTGTAGAAACCGCATCTGGCGGACCGCCGCACGCTGGGTGCGGGATATCATTCACTGATCTCTTCCGGTTTTTGATTTGCACGCAATATGACCACAATTTTCTTTTTGCGATCAGCAGATTGTTCAGATAAACATTTTGTACAACTTCCGTTCGCAGTTCGTCTGCGACCATTTAATTCAGGGTGCTTTTCACATAATTTACCGAAATAATGATTCAGCCCGTTGACCGCAGCTTCCATTCGAACGCCCATTTATACCCCCTATCCACAACCACCATACCTAGTGTAGCACAGACGGCGGGTCGAGTCAATTCACTTCATTACACTAGGTATGGTGGATGATATTCTGTGAGAGCATGAGATGCTATCTTGAACTAGGACAGTTAGGACAGTTGGGGCATAACGCGGACGGACGCCGGTTGTGGGGTTATCCCAACTAGGACAGTCCACAACCAAACTTAGGACAGTTGGGACGTATTAGGACAGTTAGGACATAATTAGGGCAGCCAAAAAACGCGTCAAGACGGGTTCTGCCCCAACTGTCCTAACTGTCCTAATTATAAAAAAAAAAACTTCGCGGTATCCGGGTGCCTCACCGCGCACATGTCGCACACGATACTTCAGGCGGAATTGGGACAGTGGTCCAGTTGGTCCAGTCACGGACGGACGCGGCCTCTCGGCCAGTTGACTGTCCCAACTTCTCCAGACGCACCGTCCGACGCGGCCTCTGGGGCAGTATATTAAGCCAATTGACAGCGATTCTCTGGTGTGTTACCCTCGTGCGTATACCCCTGTGTGGCGTGTGCAGGTGGTGCTTCTTATCGGGGGTTGTGGTGATTAATGATGAAGTCGAGCCGCAGTTGTTTTTGATCACCATTGATGATCTTGGTGGCTTGGTGCCCGACAATGAAATGTTTGCATTTGATATGTTGGTGGTTAAAGGCAAACCTTATTCAAATGTAATTCCATCCATTGAAGCTAATAAAAATCAATGGAAGTCCCTAATAAAAACCGAAAATCAATACCGTAAGTCATTGGTCGTCCTCATAAACGACTTCATCAAAATCCTCCATCAAAGTGGTTGTTCCGTCAGGCAGGCTTGCCGTGCATCTGGCTTAGGTAGGGTTGAAATGGCCGCGCTTCGTACAAGGATTCCAAAGTTTGATCAAGCTTATCATGATGTATTTGAGGATGTTACTGATAAATTGGAAGAGGCTGGAATAAAGCGTGCTGTTGAGGGTGTGAAGGAAGATGTTTATTATCAGGGTGAAAAGTGTGGTGATCGTACGAATTATTCAGACAGCATTCTTCTTGCAATGTTGAAGAGCAGGCGTCCTGAGGTATATGATAGGGCACATGGTGTTTCGCCGAGTAATGATGATGATTATCAAGACATAAGTGGTGCTGTTGATGAATTGCGCCAAAGGCTTGCCCGCATGTTACAGCGAAACGATTCGGTATGAACAATGATGTCGAAGTATTCCTGCAAAACATCTCCGGGCGTGAAGCCAAAAGTTTGTTGTGTGATTGGTCCTTGTGGGCGCGGCCTGCGCAACTACCGCCACCAGGCAATTGGAGCTTCTGGGTTGTGTTGGCTGGTCGCGGGTTCGGAAAGACCCGCACAGGCGCAGAATGGGTCAGAGGCAAAGTCGAATCAAAACAGGCAGGCAGATTTGCCTTCGTTGCTAAAGACCCTGGTGAAGCGCGAGACGTGATGATTGAGGGCGAGAGCGGAATACTTGAAATAAGTCCGCCATGGTTCCGCCCGAAGTATGAACCATCCAAGAAGAGACTCACATGGCCAAATGGAGCCATTGCCACCATCTACTCCAGCGAAGACCCGGAAGAGCTACGTGGCCCGCAACACGACGCAGCGTGGGTCGATGAGTTATTCAAGTATCGCAGTCAAGAAGACCTGTGGGACCAACTCGGATACGGTTTGCGTCTCGGCGACAATCCGCAAGTCTGTATCACCAGCACGCCTCGTCCAACGAAGACGATGATGCTCATTCTCAAGGACAAGATGACGGTTGTCACTGGAGGATCGACTTATGAGAATATGCAAAACCTCTCCCCCATTTACAAATCAATCATTCGCCGTCACGAAGGCACGCGGCTTGGACGGCAAGAGCTGAACGCAGAGATACTGGACGACATTCCAGGAGCGTTGTGGAGTTACAAGCAAATTGATAAGCTGCGCTTGTCCTCTGTGCCATGCGAACTGACTCGCATAGTTGTCGCTATTGATCCTGCTGTGACATCGCGCAACAAACAGGGTGAACGTGATGTCGGTAGGCAGAATGATGGTGCTGCTGAGACAGGGATCGTCGTAGCAGGCAAGGGCATTGATGGCCACGGATATGTGTTAACAGATGCTACGTTGAGCGATACGCCTGATGGATGGGCCAGACGCGCCATACAACATCTTGAGGATTACAGTGGTGATAGAATTATTGCGGAGGTGAACAATGGTGGTGACTTGGTGGAGACGGTCCTGCGCAGTGTTGATCGCAGCGTGCCTTATCGTGCTGTTCACGCTTCACGCGGCAAGCGCACAAGGGCAGAACCGATCAGCGCCCTTTATGAGCAGGGACTCATTCATCACATTGGAAGTTTTCCCGAACTCGAAGACCAGATGTGCACGTACGATCCTCTCAGCAGCAAGGAATCACCAGACAGAATGGATTCACTTGTATGGGCCTTCACAGACCTGTTCAACAGAGGTGCGGTTGACCTGAGCGAATCTGAGTTTGGTGAGACGATGCTGACCAGCGCCGAGTTGAAGACGGAAACTGCGCGCGCAGAATATGACGATGATGAATTTGGAATACTGGATAGCTCAAGGGGATGGCTGTGAGCAGGCAAGAACACATCGCCTCATTCCGCGTCATCAGCATCAATGACAGGAGCGCAGTCGTGGAGGCTGTCGTGCTTACTGGTGCCGACGCGTGCAAGACCTACCGCATGCGTTTGACTGCTGGAGAAAGCATCAACCTGAATTTTGATGCCACACTGTCAGGCGACAAGGTGGCCAGGATCGAGCCAGAGACCAGGAAAGAGTTGATGAGGGCACTCAAGGCATGAAACTGATCGACAACATCGTCCAATTGTTTGTTCACAAGGAGCCTGCGAAGCCCGAGATGGGTGAGGCAGCGTTTGCGAACCCGTACCATCTGTTTGGTGGCAAGCCGTTCACCGAGTACAATCCGTCTGTGTTGATCTCGCGCAGAGGTCTTTCGATCATCGACGATATGCGTCGTGACGACCAGATCAAAGCGGCGATGAGCTTCAAGAAGCATACTGTGATGGCTGGCGGCTGGGATATTGTCTCTCCTGAAGGTTCGAAAAATCGTGGACCTGAGAAGTTGGTTGAGAAGCGTCTCAAGGAGATTCAGGGTGGGCTTGAGAATGTGATCCTGAACGTGCTCACTGCGCTGGATTATGGATACTCCATTACTGAGCGTGTGTGGGTTGATGAAGAAGGCGCGAAGCTGTCGGCGCTGAAGACGCGCAGGCCGCACGAGATGGAATTTGTCAGTGACACATTCGGCAATCTCACTGGCTTGCTGCAGAATTCGCGTGAACTTCCAATCGACAAGTTCATTATCTATTCATACTCGTCTGAGTTCTCCAATCACCATGGCTGCTCTGATCTTGAGGCTGCCTACCGTGCTTGGTGGACGAAGGACAACGCATATAAATGGATGGCCATGCTTCTTGAGCGCATGGGCATACCGCCGATCTTCGCGTTGTACAACACAGAAGACTACAAAGGCGCTACTCTCACAAAGCTACAGACTGTGCTCAAGAGGATGCAGGCGGCGACTACAGGCACTATTCCTCGCGGCGATAAAGATTCGCTTGAGATGTGGTCGCCGGAGTTGGCTGGGCAGGTATCGACGGTGTTCATTCCTGCGATGGACATGTTCAACCGCGACATTGCGCGAGCGATCCTGATGCCAGGGCTTCTTGGCGCGACACCAGACGATGCTGAGGGCAGCTTCGCCAGAGCGCAGGTCCACTTCGACGTGTTCATGCTTGTCATCGAGCACATCCGCCGCGAGATACAGGAACTCGTCCAGGAGCAGATCGTTCTGCCGATTGTTGCTGTTGAGATTGGCCCTCTTGAGGAAATGCCGCGCTTCGAATTCAGACCGCTGACCGACGATGTGCGCCTTGATCTGATGACTGAATGGGGCAAGATGGTTGATGCTGATGTCGTCAAGCGCCAGGCAGAAGATGAGCGCCACATTCGCAAACAACTCAAATTCCCTGAGCGCGAGGCCACAGATGAAGAATTCGAGGACAAGGAACCTCCTGCTGAAGTTGGTGGAATGGGCGGAGATAAGAACGATCCATCTGCTGAGAAGCTTGACGATGCTGGAGGAAAAGCTAAGGCAAGACAACTCACTGCGCACGCAGCAGACAAGACAGCGCATTTCGCGCAGGTGGCCGTTCGGCTCGACAAGATCGAAGCACAATCGAAAGACAAGTTGAAGGCAGTGCTCACCGTGATGCGCGATATGTTCATCGCCAAGCTGCCGAGGAATCTCACAGCAGCCAAGATCAACTCGATGACCATGCCTGATTCTCCGCTGGAGGATTCTGTTGCTGCCATGCTGCTTGCTGCGTTCGGCCAAGGACGCAAGGACATCCGCGCAGAGGTCAACCCTAAACTCAACGCCAAGCCAGCGGCGACTCCAAAGGCAGCGATCAAATACCTGCGGCAGAAGGCGCTGTGGGTGAAGGGCATAACGGAAGAGCAATTGCTTAAGGACGCCCAGGCAGTGCTGCTCCAATCACTCCACAACGGCGAAGGCACTGCTGATACGATGCGCAAGATTCGTGATGTGTGGCTACCGTATCTCGGCGACGAGACGATCATCGAAGACGAACAACAGCTCACAGCGCCGCGCCTTGAGACAATCGTGCGCACAAACACGACGGACGCATACAACAATGGTCGGCTGGTAGAGATGCGCGACCATGATCTGGAAGGCTTCATCCATGGAGTCGAGTACAGCGCGATTATCGACGAGCGCACCACTGAGATATGCCAGCATCTTGATCGCAAGATATTCCGCATCGAGGATTCCGACATCGACAGATTCACACCACCCAATCACTTCAACTGCCGTTCGATTCTCGTGCCCATCCTAGTGGACGAGCCCATTGACGCAGCAGACCTCATCACAGCGACGGACAAGGGCATCGCGCTGGACCTAATGGACAAGGGTTTCGGCGGTGCTGCGCGTTTTGTTTGGGA